TCAACCATTATAAGAGCGTTTTATTTATTGGTTAAATACACTATACGAGGAATTATAGAATGCCTATTGAATACAATGAAGTTGAAAATGATACATCTGGAAATTTTGGAACAATTCGTTCCCCACTATCGGCCACAGCACCATTAGGAGAAAGGATAGTTCCGGGCGTTTCAGAAGGTGCAGAACTAAAAATGCCCGAACCTGCCCAAGTAACTTTTCAAGATATTAATGGCAACTTATCAAAAGATGACATACGAGTTAGAATATTAGTTCCTCCAAAATATATTACTGAATTCCTTGAAGGCCCAAATGGTGAGATTGCTAACAATGGCGGAATATTATTTCCTTATACACCTAGCATTAGTTATGAAGCCAAAGCTGAATATCAAGAAGCAAAACCTCTACATTCAAACTTCTCTATTAACTTTTATCAAAGAAGTAGCATAGGTAATATTTCAATTAGTGGAAAATTTTCCGTAGAAAATACTGACGATGCTGTAATATACCTATCAACTATGCATCTTTTAAAATCTTTAACAAGGATGCGATTTGGATTAGACTCAGATGCCGGAGCACCACCACCAGTTTGTAGATTATATGCCAACGGTGATGCAATGTTGCATAACGTTCCTGTAGCAATTACAAGTTATAGAATAGAATTGCCCGACACTGTGGATTATTTTACAATATTTAAGGATCCAAGATTTGGAACCACCGCAGTTCCTGTAGTATCTACTATTGCAATCTCATGTATACCGATGTACAGTAGAAATGAAATGCAGAAATTCTCTGTTGCTGCCTACAACGATGGATCACTTAGAAGACAAGGATACATTTAATGACTACCTACACTAAAACAAGTCCTTATTATAATACATCGATGGTTAATAACTATCTTGATGTTATTAATTTTAGAGACATACCCAAAGAAAGAGATGATATCCTTTTTGAATTAACCGCCACCTACGAACATCGTCCTGATTTGTTGGCCTATGACTTGTACAAAGATCAAAGTCTATGGTGGGTATTTGCCGTTAGAAATAGATCAGTTATCAAAGATCCGGTGTTTGATATGGTAGCTGGCGTTAAAATTTATTTGCCCAAAGCATCTACCTTAAAAGGAGTTTTAGGTTAATATGAATGAAAGGCAAATGGATAAAATAACTCGAGAAAAATATCCTTTTAATGATGCAGCCAAGGCAGATCGAGACCTTACAAAAAGACTAGTAGCCCAGTCGCCTGAAGCTAACATTCTAAATTCTTATAGATCTGTTACATATAATTTTACACTTGCAGGATTAAAAAAGGACTACCTAAAAGATCCTAAAAAATATAGAGAAAGTGAATTAGATCTAGTTATTTTAAAATCAGGCGGTAAAGGTACCTCTATAATATCAGGTGCAGGCCCGTCTGAACAAGATGTACGATTATCTCAACGAAATGATGATGCTGATCCTCGAGACCGTAGAGTACAAAGTGCTGCTCAAACCAATGTTGACGTATCTAATAATAACACCAGCATGATTCAAGGATTTAATAATCGAAGTCCTGGTCGATTTGATATGTTTATTGAGAACGTAGAAATTGATACCTTAATGGCATTTACTGAAGGTAGTGGATCAACCTTGCCCACGCAGATTAAATTTGAAGTTATAGAACCATATAGTGTTAATGGATTTATTGAAGCCATGCACGTTGCGGCTATTGCGGCAGGGTATCCGTCTTACCTACAGGCTAGTTTTGTTCTAAAGTTGGAATTTTGGGGTTATCCCGACAAAGGGAATTTTTCTGAACCAGAAAAAATTCCCAAATCTGAAAGATTCTTTCCGTTAGGTCTTACAGGTATAGATGTTGACATTACAGAACGAGGTACACGTTATAAATGTACAGCAGTACCTTTTAACGAGCGTGCGTTTGGTGAACCTAACGTTATTAAGAAACCTATACAAATGTCGGGCGAATCTGTTGCTCAGATACTCGGCGACCTAATTAAAAATATTAATGAACAGGTTTCAAAGTCTGACAAGGATGGAAAATCAGAATCACTAGGCAACAAACACGACACCTATAGTATTAAATTTCCTAGTTGGTCAGACACTGATGGATGGACTGGTACTACTAATGAAATTGCTACTTCAAAGTTGTCTGAAATTTTAAAAGATAATGCTCTTTACAAAATGGTTGACCCTGCCACTACTAGTAAGCCTGATGCATATAAAAAGCAAGGGTCTAACCAGCCCACGCCTGCTCAACAATCTAAAGAACCGGAAGCAATCAAATATACTCCAGGTAAGACAGTAGTTCAATTTGCTGAGAATATGAACATACATGAAGCAATAACTTCAGTAATACGAGACAGTGAATATGTTAGAAATATTTTAAAAGATGTAAAGAAAAGTATTGATCAGTTTGGAATGATAAATTATTTCATGGTTAAGATTGAAGTAACAAATTTAGATGTTATAAACGAAACAACTAAAAAGCCTTATCAAAATTTTGAATATGTAATAACACCCTATAAGGTCCACTATACACGAATTCCTACTTATGGCCAAGAACAAATTGATGATAGAAATTTAAAATCATTGAGTCTCCGCCAATACAATTATATCTACACAGGTAAAAATATCGATATTATAAATTTTAAATTAAATTTTAATACTTTATTCTTCGAAGCAGTTCCTGCCGCAATGGGAAATAGTGATACCCCTTCGGCAAAAACAGGAGCAGCTCCCGATAATGGAGTAGTTGTTAGGCAAAATGCAACTCCTACTGAGACTGTACAAAAACAACAAGTTCCAACGCCACCTACTAAAGTTGAAACTAGCCCGGTGCAGTCAGACGGCGGCAATGCTGGACAACCGTTAAATGATCCTTATGCAATTCTTGCCAAGAAAATGCACAGTGCTATCATTGATTCTAAAGCCAGTATGATCACTGGAGAAATTGAATTACTAGGTGATCCTTTTTATCTAGCCACTGGGGGTGTTGGCAACTACGTATCCACTCCGGAAAGCCGAGGAAAGACCAAAGACGGTGAAGCTGATCACATATTCAGTGAAGTTCTTATTACAATAAATTTTCGTAATCCAATTGATATTAATCCCGATACAGGAATGATGATTTTTGATCCTGAATTAATTCCGTTTAGTGGAGTCTACAAAGTTAACAAGGCAGGCAGTTCTTTTAAAGATGGTACTTTTAAACAGCGTTTAGAAATTTTAAGAATACCTGGACAGATATTAGACCAAGATATTAAACCCAGCAACCCAGCCGATGCTAATTTTACTAGTCCAGCGCCGGGTAATCAAGTTGTTCCAGATGCTACTAGAGCAGAAAATCCAAGTCAGCGATTAGATTCTAGTACGGCTTTAGAACAACTGGATAGAGGATTGCCAAGTCCCGGCCTACCTGGAGAGTTAAGTAACTTTACTGCGGCCACAGGAGGCCTTGGTGGATCTACAGCCGGTATGTTAATGCAGACTCCTGGTAGAGTATTAAAGTCAGGAGCACTGGCAGCAGGCTCTTCTATAATAGGACAACCACTGCCTACTGACATAGCTTCTAACATTAGACTAAACTCGTCTGGCCTTGGCGCTATAAATCAAACAGGTCTAGGTTCTGCGGCACTAATAGCCCTAGCGTCTAACGTTATAACTGGTAACATTCCTGCACCTAGGGCAGTTGGAGCAGTTGCTACAGCAATTGGTAGTATAGCTATTGCATCTGCTCTTAACAAACCAAACATAGGATCTGGTATAGGGGAAGGTGCTACAATTAAACTTCCAGGAGTTGCCTTAGATCCTACAGCATTGGATGTTAAGTTTGGTTCTACAATCGATCCAACTAAACTGGCCACCGGAGCAGTTGACAGCATACTCGGTGGAACAAAAGAATTAGGCGCGGCTGCTGTTGGAATAGTCAGTAGCCTGGGAACTAAAATATCTCCCTTTGCCAAAGACATTGGCAGTAAGATTTCTGCCTTTGGTGGAAGTGCAGCTGATCCTCAAGCAATTGGCGCACAGGTAGGATTAGATGTTTCTCAACTATCAGGGTTAAGTGGACAATACCAAAGTAAAGCATTAAATCAAATTGCAAGTTTTGGAAACAATACACCTGAAGGTGTTAACCTTGCACAGGCTGCAGACGTTGGCGTTGTACTAGATTATATTTCTCCAAGCAAAATACAAAACATTCCTCCTACTACTCCTTATTCAACTGCACCTGCACCCGGAGTTGATATTGCGTATGTAAATGAAGTTGCTGCCAAAGGCGGTGCTACTGCGGTAGCAAACTTATACGGAGTTAGTAATGTTAAAGGTATATCGGGCAATTTATTGCCAGCAGGTGTAGTTGCATCTGCACTAGCTAGCATACCTACATCGCAGATTAATCCGTTCTCTAATATAACTGGGCAGTTTAATGCAGTAGATATTAATGCTATAAAAGATAAAACAGCATCTGTACAATCTCAACTATCTGGACTAACTGGGTCTATTCCTATTCCAGATAAAAATTTAGTAGGATCAGTTAGTGCTAAATTTGGAAGTAGCGCATCTGCTAGTCCATTAAACAAATTAATCAACGGAACCTTTAACATAGGATAATATATGGGATTTGAAACAAGAAAACGTGCCCCTCTACCTTCACCGGGCCCCTTCCTTGCAGAAGTAACAAACCACCTTGATCCTACTTATATGGGAGGACTTGAAGTTGCGTTAATTAAGGGTATACCTAATTCTACAAAGCTTCAAGGTGAAACTTATGTAGTTCGTTACCTAAGTCCTTTTGCAGGCAATACTTCTATTAGGCACGAAGGAACTAACAGCAGTGACTTTAATGATGTTCAGAAAAGTTATGGTTTCTGGGCGGTACCACCAGATATTGGAACCACAGTTATGGTTATCTTCATTGACGGAGATCCTAATCAAGGTTATTGGATGGGCTGTGTCTCAGATGTATTCCAAAATCATATGGTGCCCGGTATTGCTGCCAGCAAACAAGTTGCAGTTACAGAAGAACAGCGTAGGAAATACGGCACAGATTATTTGCCAGTTGCAGAATTTCATAAAAGTTCTAAGAAGTTAGAAAATCCTAACGTAGAAAGATTTGCTAAACCAGTACATCCTTTTGCAGATAGATTAGTACAGCAGGGTTTATTGTTGGACACAGCTCGTGGAGTTACTTCTAGTAGTGCTAGACGAGAAGTACCTAGCGGAGTGTTTGGTATTAGCACCCCTGGACCACTTGATGATAGTGCCGGTGCCAAACGAGGTAAGTTGGGCTATGAAGGAAATACACAAGCACCAGTTAGTAGATTAGGCGGCAGTAGTTTTGTCATGGATGACGGAGATGTCAACGGACAAAATGAACTTGTTAGAATTAGAACAAGAACAGGGCATCAGATACTATTACACAACAGTCAAGATTTAATTTACATAGGTAACAGTAAAGGTACAACTTGGTTAGAAATGACTAGTATGGGTAAAATTGATATCTATGCCGCAGACAGCATTAGCATTCATACTGAAGCAGATTTTAATTTCCGTGCTGATCGAGATATTAACATAGAGGCAGGCCGCAACATCCATATGCGAGCAGGCAAGAACATGGAAACTAATATTGTAGGATACAATTATCTTGTAGTAGACGGCGACCAAAAAATCTCTGTCAGAGGATCGCATAATGAAACAATTGGAGCATCTTCTAATATCACAGTGGCCACGGGCTATGATGTTGAAGCCGGCGCTAATATTAATTTCTCCGCTGAAGGAGCAGTAAGTCTTGCCTGTGAAGGTAATATTAATTTAGGCACAGCGGCAACACTTAATTTAGGTGCTAATGGTAATGTCTTAGTATCTGGATCAAATGTACACTTAAATGGTCCAGCAGCCGGCGCTCCTAACATTGCAACGTCTGCAGAACCTCCACCAGATTTACCATTGTTTAGCCTCCCAGATAAACAAGTTAGCTACGGTTGGAGTGATGGTAAGTTCTACAATACAGGAACTATCAAAACTATCATGCAACGTGTGCCAACACACGAACCATGGCCACAACACGAAAACGTTAATCCTACAAAATTTAGTCCTGCTGCCACAGACGTTACTTTGACAGATAGAAGTGCAGCAGGTATTCCGCCAAACCCTGCTAGCGGCACACAAGAACCTGCTAATCAACCTGAAGTTGTTCCCGGAACTTGTACCCCTGAATTTTCTAAAGATATTAATGCTGGTTCTGCAGCCCCTGGTATTGCAGCCCTTAAGGCTGCTTGTGCCAAATACGGTTTAACAAGTCCTATTGCCATCGCAGCCTTGTTAGGCATTGCTGGAGGCGAATGCCGATGGAAGTTAGTTGAAGAAGGATTTAACTATTCTGCAGACAGACTATTGCAGGTATTTCCTAGTGTGTTTAAAGGTGATAAAGCATTAGCTCAACAATATGCAGGCAATCCTAATAACAGCTTGCCTGAATTTTTATACGGGTATACTACATCTAAAGGCAAGGGCTTAGGTAATACACAACCTGGAGATGGCGGCAATTTTATAGGGCGAGGTTATATCCAATTAACTGGCCGTGCAAATTACAAACGGTACGGAGAGATGGTAGGTCAAGACCTTCTTAATAATCCTAAACTGTTAAGTGATCCTGCTATTGCTGCTGAGGTTAGCGTCAAGTACATGCTTGACAGATGTAAAGTTGCACAAACAGATCCTAATTATTTTGAAGCAGCTTGTAAGTCTGTTGGGTTTAATACACCAGACATCAAGGCTAAAAAGAAAGGCTACTATGAATGCTTCTTAGGTCAGCTTCAAGGTAAATTAGTAGGTACAGGTAGTGGCGGCATCCTTAGTGATGGCAGTGGCAACCCTATAAAAACTGGCTCTTAAAAGGATAATAAATATACCATGCCTTACAAGAATTTAGAAATTACTCCTACAAACTATAATAGTCAACACTCTAACAAGCTGACTCATTATTATAAAGGATTTAGCACCACTAATCCAGATAATAGAGGATCTAAACTCTACGACTTTGAATTAATTAAACAGAATATTCTTAATCATTTTAACACAAGAAAAGGTCAGCGAGTAATGAATCCCACTTTTGGAACCATCATCTGGGATACATTAATGGAACCACTGACTCCTAATATTAGAAATGTATTGACTAAAGATATTGAAACAATCTGTACTGCTGATTCGAGAGTATATCCTACACAAATACAAGTTAACGAATACGAACAAGGCTATTTGATTGATATTGTTTTAGTAATGAAAAATACGGATCAATCATCGTCATTGAAATTGTTGTTCGATCAGAACATTGGACTGGTCCTGCAATAATGTGCATGGTTAATTTTTACAATAAATATGGTATCTAGAAAAGAATATGATCCCTTCAACTAACACTCAACTACTCGTCGGCGAAGATTGGAAAAAGATTTATCAATCTTTTCGCAATGCTGACTTCAAAAGCTACGATTTTGAAACACTAAGACGTACAATGATTTCCTATCTTCAGGAAAATTATCCAGAAGATTTTAACGATTTCATTGATAGTAGTGAGTATATAGCCCTTATTGATCTTATTGCTTACTTGGGTCAAAATTTATCATTCCGTATTGATTTAAATGCCCGCGAAAACTTCTTAGAAACAGCACAACGACGTGATAGTATCCTACGGTTAGCACAACTAATTAGCTATCGTCCTAAACGCAATACACCTGCAAACGGGTTTTTAAAAGTTACAGCTATCTCTACAACAGACAGCGTAATTGATTCTAACGGCAACAACCTTGCTAACACTACTATTGGGTGGAATGACTCAACTAATTCTAATTGGTATCAACAGTTTATCAATATTATGAATTCTGCAATGAGTTCTAATTTTGGAAATCCCGCAGACAGAGTAACATTAAGTGGTATCCTAACAGAACAATATTATTTCAACGGTGCTAACACTGATGTTCCGTTGTTTAGTTTCAACAAAAACATTGACGGAGTGTCAATGGGATTTGAGGTGGCTCCTTGTACATTTATTGATAGAACTTATGTGTATGAAGCGGCTCCTGAACCTGCAAATCAATTTAGTTTCATTTATAAAAACGACAATCAAGGATCTGGTAGTGCTGACACAGGATTCTTTACAATGTTCAAACAAGGATCATTAAGTATGGTCCAGTTCTCTTTAGACAATCCTGTACCTAATGAGATTGTGGGCATTAACACACCTGACATTAATGATACAGATGTATGGTTATGGCAATTAGATAAGAATGGAAACTTTTTAACTTTATGGACAGATGTTCCTACTATCAACAATAGCAATAACGTAATTTATAATAGTCTTAATAAAAATTTAAGAACTATCTATGCAATCGCTCCTAGAGAAAATGATCAAATTGATTTAAACTTC